AGACCAGAAGAGTGATGCTACACTGATGATTACATCAAATGCGATGAATAGTACATTTGAAGTCCGTATTAAAGACTGTTTCCCAACTGATTTAAGTTCTGTGGATTTTGATTCCACCGCGACCGATATGGACCCGATTGTGTGTACAGCGACCTTTGCATATACATCATATGAAATTACAAATGTCGCTACGGGATCCCAAAAAGATGTCACAAAATACTTGAGTCGAGAGTAGTTTTGTGGTATACTTCGCATAAGCGGAGAACACATTATGAACATTTCTACACTCAGAAAAATGGTTGCCGAGGACATGGAAATCGATTCAGCAGAACTCGATATCGCATCTCTTCGAATTCCACAACTACACAACAAATATTTAAATATCTTCCACGACCAACGGTTACTTCTCAAGAAGATGAAAGGTGACCTTGCCGAAACTGTTCGTCTGAAGTGGGAGTACTACACAGGTAAGATGGACCAAGACACCCTTGATGAACTGGGGTGGGAACCATTTCCATTGAAAATCCTTAAGACCGATTTAGACAGGTATCTTGATTCTGATAAAGAACTAATTCAGAGTCAAGCAAAAATTGATTATCAAGCGGAAAAGGTTGCTTACTTGGAATCGGTTTTGAAAAACATCACCAATCTCCAGTGGAACATTAAGAATGCCATTGAATGGAGAAAATTCATCAATGGAACATGACGCATTGAATCGCATGTATCTTCGACACGCATACGAATGTGCTTTGGATAGTGATGACCCAAACACACAAGTGGGTGCGATTTTAGTACACGATGAGATGGGTATTGTATCGACCGGAGCAAACAAAATTTGCGATAGAATTCCTGTACACGAAAAACTATTGGAATATCCCCTCAAGGCAAATTACATGGAACATGCAGAACGTAATGCAATCTATCTTGCGGCACAACGAGGTGCTTCGACAAGAGGATTAACCATGTACTGTCCTTGGTTTTCATGTGTTGGTTGTGCAAGAGCAATTATTCAAGCAGGTATCGTTCGTGTCGTTGGACACAAAACTCTATATGATATTACACCAAAACGATGGTTAAAGGAAATTGAAGTTGGACATCAACTGCTCAGAGAAGCGGGTGTCAAGACTGATATTTGGTCTGGTGAGATAGGAAGCGGATTAACTATTAGATTCAACGGGAAAGATATCTCACCGTAACCATACATATTAGTATGAGTGAACTTGTGATTACAAAAACAAATTCTGTATACCTTCGGGTTTCTTGTGAGCGAGGAGTCGCCCATGAGTTGTCCGATTTTTTCACTTTTAAGGTGCCTGGTTATCAATTCATGCCTGCGTATAGAAACAAAACGTGGGATGGTGAAATCAAACTGTACAACATTTACAGTGAACAGATTTACGCTGGTCTGCTCCCATACATTCTGAAGTTTGCCAAAGAACGCCAGTATTCTTGCACAATCGATTCAAAACTGCGGCCGGAACCCAAAACATTCGACGCTAAAAACTTTAGCGAAAGTTTAGATTTATCCGTAAAAGGTGAAAAAATTCTTCCGCACGACCACCAGATAAACGCTATCGCACACGCAATTCAAAACAAAAGATGTCTTCTTCTTTCACCCACGGGTTCAGGAAAGAGTTTAATGATTTACATCATGATAAGATATCTGTTGAGACAATCAAATAAGAAAATCCTTGTGGTTGTTCCCACAACTTCACTTGTATCTCAAATGCTTTCGGACTTCTCAGATTATTCCGGTGGTGACGATTGGAATGCTGAAGAAAATTGTCACACAATTTTTTCTGGTAAAGACAAGAACACTGAAAAATCTGTAGTCATTTCAACATGGCAATCTCTATACAAATTACCCAAGAAATACTTTGAGCAATTCGGTGCGGTGTTTGGTGATGAATGCCACTTATACAAGGCAAAGTCTTTGATGTCTCTCATGGGTAAACTAGAAGACTGTGATTATAGAATTGGAACTACCGGAACACTTGATGGTACGCAAACACACAAGTTGGTTATCGAAGGTCTTTTTGGTCCAGTCGAAAAGGTAACATCTACCTCAGACCTTATGGAAAAGGACTTGCTATCGAAACTAAAGATTGATTGTATCTTGTTGAAGCACTCCGAAAAGATAAGAGAGCAAACTAAACGATTGAAGTATCAAGATGAAATTGATTGGTTGGTGCATTACGAACCAAGAAATAATTTCATCCGTGACCTTTCCACAAACCTAACAGGTAATACACTCGTACTATTCCAGTATGTTGAAAAACACGGAAAGAAGTTGTTCGAAATGATTGAGGAGAAAGCAAAGAATAGAAAAGTATTTTTTGTGTACGGTGGAACCGATGTGGAGACAAGAGAAGAGGTACGACAAATTACAGAAGAGGAAAAAGATGCCATTATCGTGGCCTCATTCGGAACTTTCAGTACAGGTATCTCCATCAAAAGACTACATAATATTGTGTTCGCTTCTCCGTCGAAAAGCAGAATTAGAGTCTTACAGTCAATTGGAAGGCAACTCAGAAAATCCGAACACAAAGATGTTGCCAAACTATATGATATAGGAGACGATTTGCATTGGAAGTCGTGGAAAAATCATACACTTCGCCATTTTGTAGAGCGAATAAAGATTTATCGGTCCGAGAAATTTGAATATCACTCCGTCATGATTAACTTATAGGAGAGATGAAAATGACTAACTACAGAATCATGAAACTAAGAAGCGGTGAAACCGTAATTTCACAAATCACCTCTTCGACAAAAGATACGTTAACATTCCATAGACCTATGGAAATGCACTTCCCACAATTCATTGACCCAATGGGTGGTGTACAAAAGGGAGTTCCGTTTTTCAAAAACTGGTTAGCGGGAACCAACGAAAACGATATCACCATACCAAAGAATCATATTGCCGCTTTTCTGGATCCGTCGAGAGAAATTATCTTTCTTTACGAAGACGAAAAGAAGAAAGAAGATGTCCCACCCCACCAAAAAAATCTTCCGAACCCCGAAACACCAGAAAGAACAACAGAGAATGAAATCAGTAAGATGTTAGGTTCATTGTTTGGATTCGAAGATGAAAACAAAAAAACCGAACCTAATAAAGATTCGGTTGACCCAAACACGGTTTCTGTTAATATCAAGATTCCCCCGCATTTGTTCATGCACATTTTAGCGACCGGACTCTTGCAGGGTGAAGAGGAAATTCCGCTTGACGATATGGACCTAGATGATTTTGATAATGATTTTGAAGATTGGTCTGATGACCCAAGTGATTACAAGTAACTAATACCTCTATCACTGTTGGCACAGTTAGTGTAGGTCAGATTCTAAAAGTTGTCAAGGAAAAAATTCATAAAAAGGTTGCACTATTTTGCATGAGGTGTATAATGTGTACATGACAGGAGAAACAATATGTCTGATGAAGAGGAAAAGAAACCTGCAAATCATTACATAGACAATAAAGTGTTCTATGAAGCAATGAAAGAATGGAAAAAAGTAGTACAAGAGTGGGAGGATGCCGGTGATGGTGTTCCTCCTGTTACCGATTACATCGGTGAATGCTTTCTAAAGATAGCAACTCATTTGTCATACCGACCAAACTTTATCAATTACCCATACCGAGAAGAGATGATTGGTGATGGTATTGAAAATTGTCTGATGTATTGTAAGAACTTCGACCCAGAAAAATCAAAAAATCCGTTTTCATATTTCACACAAATTATCTACTATGCTTTCCTGAGAAGAATTCAAAAGGAAAAAAAGCAAACGTATATTAAATACAAGGCAATGGTAGAAGCGATGGAACATGGTATCCTGCCGCCAGGATTTCAGTTGTTCGACCCAACACAAGAACAGAAGAATCTGGCAAAGATGATGGACTTATCTCCAACAGATTTAGAAAAGTTCGAGAAGAAAAACAAAAAGAAAACAAAAAAGGAAGAACCCTTGGAAACTCTTTTTGAGGATAAAGATGAAGATAGCAATACTGAATGACACCCACTTTGGGGCAAGAAGCGATTCCCAATTATTTGCAGACTACTTTGGAAAATTCTTTAAGGATATTTTCTTTCCCTACTGCGAAGAGAATGGAATTGATACAATCTTACACTTGGGAGACTTCCTTGACAGAAGGAAGTTTGTCAACTTCAACACACTGAAAAACGTCCGTGAGAATTTCATTGATTCCCTAGACAAAAATGATATGCAATTGCATTGTCTTCTTGGCAATCACGATACATTCTACAAGAATACAAATGACTTGAATTCTTTGAACGAAGTATTTTCAAACCATCCACGTTTTCATGTGTATGAGGAACCGATTGT